CCCCCCGCCGCCCCCGCCGAGGCGATCTCGCTCACCATCGCGCCGGGGGCGATCGTCATCCAGCAGCAGCCCGGCCAGGACGCCCGCGCCCTGGCGCGCCTGGTGGAAGAGAAGCTCGAGGAGTTGCTCCGCCGCCACGCAGCCGCCGCGCGCCGCGGCTCCATGGCCGATCGAGCGGACGGAGATGACCTGTGAAGCTGCTCAGCCTGGGCATGTTCGTCTTCGCGATCGACACGCTCGCCTATGACGAGCTGCAGCGGAAGCGCGCCTGGCATTTCGCCAGCAACGGCCGCGTCGGCACCAAGGAAGCGATCCAGTTCACCGGCCCCGGGCTGGAGACGATCAGCCTGTCGGGCACCGCCCATATCGAGCTGGCGGAGGGGCGCGTCTCGCTCGACAAGCTGATCGAGATGGCGGCCGATGGCGAGGATTGGCCGCTGGTCGACGGCCGCGGCAACGTGCTCGGCAATTTCGTGATCACCGCGATCGACGAACGGCACCGCGAATTCCTGCCCGATGGCCAGCCGCGCCAGATCGATTTCGGCATCGACCTGCTCGAAGCACCGGACGCCGCCGCATGACGCCCACGGCAGACTTCCGCATCACGCTCGATGGCAAGGATCTTTCGCCGACGATCCGGCCGCGCCTGATCAGCCTCACCATCACCGAGAAGCGCGGCGGCGATGCCGACCAGCTCGACCTGGTGCTCGACGATAGCGACGGCAAGCTCGCCCTGCCGCCAGAGGGCGCCGTGCTCGCCGTCCAGCTCGGCTGGAAGGCCGGCGACGGCGTCGCCATCGGCCTGGTCGACAAAGGCCGGTTCAAGGTGGACGAGGTGGAGCATTCCGGGCCGCCGGACATCGTCATCATCAAGGCCAGCGCGGCCGACTTCGCCAGCAGCCTCACCACCCGCCGCGAACAGAGCTGGCACGCCACGACGATCGGCGCCGTCGTGGGGGCGGTGGCGGGCCGCAACGATCTGGAGGCGCGCTGCGCGCCCGCCCTGGCCTCGGTCGCGGTCACGGCGCTGTCGCAGGAGCGCGAGAGCGACATCGCCTTCCTGCGGCGCCTGGGGCGCGAACACGACGCGGTCGCGACCATCAAGGCCGGGTGCCTGATCTTCGCGCCGATCGGCGCCGGCATCACCACCACCGGTAAGCCGCTGCCCGCCATCACCATCCGCCGCCGCGACGGCGATCGGCACGGCTATCGTGTCGAAAAGCGGGAGACGGTCGGCAAGGTGGTCGCCGAGTGGCACGATCGGAAGGACGCGAAGAAGAAGACGGTGGAGGTGGGCAGCGGCGACGGCGCGGAGCGGAAGCTCTCCCGCGTCTACGCCAGCGAGACCGAGGCGCGCCGCGCCGCCACTGCCGAATCGAAGCGCGCCGGCCGCGCGCCGCGTGGTCTGGACCTCGCCCTTGCATTTGGCCGCGCCGATGTGTCGCCGGAGCAGCCGGCCACGGTGGAAGGGTTCAAGGCCGATATCGACGCGCAGCCCTGGCTGATCGCGGAGACCCGCCACCAGCTCGACGATCGCGGGGGCTTCACCACCGCGATCAAGCTGGAGCTGAAAGCCTGACCCTTGCAATAAATGTGTATTTGATACACATTGATGTTGCACCGCATGCCGGATGTGTGTATTGAATACACATCAAGAGCGGAGGCGCGATGCGAAGCAGAGAGGTTATCAGGAAGCTGGAAGCGGATGGGTGGGAAGAGGTTCGGCAAACGGGAAGCCACAAACAGTTCCGCCATCCCACGAAACCCGGAACAACCACCGTCCCGCACCCGAAGGCAAGCCTAGGCATCGGGACGCTCAAGAGCATAGAAAGGCAGAGTGGGTTGAAGCTCCGATAGGGGCTTCAACCCACCATGGAGGTACAGAATGGCGACGGTCTATTATCCTGCCATCATCGAGCGCGCGGACGATGGCTTCAGCGTATTTTTCCCCGATCTGCCGGGCTGCACCTCGGCAGGCGAAACCGTGCAGGAAGCGGCCCTGAACGCCGAGGAAGCGCTGGCCGGTCACCTGGCCGTTTCGGCCGAACATGGTGACCCGATCCCCGCGCCCAGCGTGGTGGATGCGATCCCGCACGATCCCGAGGTAGACGAGGTGGCGCGCATCCTGGTGCGGGCGGAACGGCCCGGCAAGTTCGTGCGCGTCCAGATCACCATGGACGAAGGCCTGCTGGCGCGCATCGATCGCGTGGCGCGGAACCGGTCGGGCTTTCTCGCCGATGCCGCGCGTGTGGCTCTGGCCGCGCATGGCTGAAGGTGCACCAAGCCCGACCGGTTACACCCCCGAGGATCTGGCGGCAGTTTCGGACACCCCCCAGCGCACCCTAGCTGAGTTGGCCGCGGCGCGGCCTTTCGCGGAGATATTCCCCGACCTGGCGGCGAAGATCCAGGAGCGGCGGGCACGCAGCGATGATTAGGTTTGCACATAACCGATAAGCGCGAGCGGCTTATCCGATTGCTAAAACGGCATTCCTTGGCGGATTTCGCCGAATGCAAGGTGCAAGTGTAACACTTATACCCTGGCCCGACCGGAAGGTATGCGTGTTACACGAATACCCTGTGCCGACCGCCGAGGTGTGGCCTTTAAGGCCACACCTTCAGCTATTGCCATTATGGCAATGCCTTCGATCTGCGGAAGGTATGTGTGTAACACACATGCCTTCGGGCTGCGGAGGGTGTCCGGTTAAGCCGGATACCTTGGAGGTACCTTCATCATGCAGGCACCTTCAATCGGTGTTGGCGTCTTTCGGATCGGCCGCCTTCAACCCGATCGCGACGAGCTGGCGGATAGCTTCCGCGCGCGACGGAATGCCGGGCTGGCGCGCGCGCCATCGATCAATCTCGTGCAACCATGGTGCGGGTGCTTTCATTTCGAAGCGCTGCATAGGGTCGGCCTTGCTCATACGGTTGATACGTATCATCCGTTGACAAAGATATCAACTATACGTATCGAACGTATCAGCCGGATGAGAGGGGCCTAATCCTCTCACCCGGCCTAACCCGAACCGAGGGAAGCACCCCATGGCCCAAGCTGATCCCAACGATACGAGAGCCGCGCTCGGCTTTGAACCCCCATTCACCCTGCTCGATGATCCCCGCGTACGGCTCGATCGCCTCGGCCGCGCGGTCAACGGGCTACGCGCCCTCGCCCATGATGGTGATCTGGAAACCGCCAGCGACGTGGTGGAGATCACGCGCGGGGATCTGTCCGCGCTCTTCGACCTGATAGGCGAGCAGATTGAACTGGCCAGCGCAACACTGCTCACCACCACCAGCCATTGAGGAAGCCATGACAGCTAACCCGATAGTTGCTTTCGATTTCGAAGAGTCCCCGGTGCGCACGCTTGAGCGGCAGGGCGAGCCTTGGTTCGTGCTAACCGACGTTTGCCAAGCATTGCGCATTTCGAACCCAACGCAGGTGGCTGCACGTCTGGATGACGATGAACGGTCTATGTTTAACATAGGCCGTCAAGGCGAGACGATCATAGTGAGCGAGAGCGGCCTTTATTCCGTCATCCTGCGCTCAAGAGGCGCGTCAACGGCAGAGACTCCAGCTTGGCGCTTCCGTCGCTGGATCACCCACGAAGTTCTACCCACGTTGCGGAAACAAGGCGCCTATGGAAGACAGCCCCCCAAGCTAGTGAAATCGCCGCAGGGCCTGGCCGCTCTGCAAAACCACGTATCCAGCCTCACCCGCAAGCTGCAGACCACCCGCCATCCGGTGGAGCGACGCCTGGTGCACCAGATGCTGGACCAGGCCTGCACCGAACTGGGCATCACCACGCCGCCGCTCGACCAGCTCGGCGCCGATGCCCCCGGCGATCTGGACCGGCTCACCGCCTTCTGGGGCGCGATCGACAGGGTCCGCGCCAGCGGCGTGGATCTGAACCACAGCGTGCGGCCGGAGCTTCTCGCCATCAACCTCAACGAGGTGCGCACCCGCTTCAAGGCAGCAGGCATCCGCGTCGATGTGGACCGGCCATTGATGGATGCCCTCAAGCTCTCCACCTCGCCCGCGTTCGTTGACGTGAAGCCGGTGAAAAGCGCCATCATGGACAAGACGGTGTCATGCTGGGTGTTCCGGCAGGACGCCTGATCGGCTAGGCGGCGGCGATGCTTCTTCTTGCTGCCGCCTGCATTCTGATCGCGATCGATGGAGACACCCTGCGCTGCGGTGAGGAACGCATCCGCCTGCTGGGAATCGATGCGCCGGAGCTGCCCGGCCACTGCCGGCGCGGCCGGCGGTGCGTGCCCGGCGACCCATGGCGCGCCCGCCGCGCGTTGGCAGCGGCGCTCAAGGGCAAGGCCGAAATCTCTGCGATAGGGTTCGACCGCTATGGCCGCGTGCTGGCGACCGTACGGGTGAACGGCCGTGATCTCAGTTGCGCCCAGCTCGCGACGGGCAATGCCGTGTACATGCCCCGCTGGGATAATCAGGGGCGGGTTGCCACCGCATGCCCGCGCTGGGCCCGCCCCGACTGATCATTGCAGGCCGAACTGGGCCTTCTGTATCAGCTTACCATTCTGGAACATCGCGTTCATGTTGGCCCCCGGCGTTTCGCCCTGCCACATGTACATCACCGTCTTGATGCCGGCGACGTCGCTGGAAGACATCTCCTCGCCGGGGCCGCCAAGGATTTTCTGCGCATCGGCGTAGGACATCCCGGTGCGCAGCGCCTTGAACTTTTCCATAGTCACGCCCGAGGCAGGGGCTTCGACTGCGGCGGCCGTGCTGGCGCCGCCGGCCTTCTTATCGCCCCCCGCGACCGATCCGATCACGATCAGGATCACCACGGCGGCGAACACCCCCAAGACGATCTTCTTGAAACTACCGGATTTCTTCTCCGACATCTTACCCCCTGTTCAAATACAGGCCGTCCTTTCACGGCCGATGTTGCATGGCTTGCGACCCGCTATTGCCCGCCCGGTCTGTCGCAGACGTTCGGGCGCCTGATCGACGTTGCACAAGAATGCGTCAAGCACCGCGCTACATGCCATATTCGAACAATATGCATCCATTTTGGTGTTTCCTACATCGCGCACTTTCGCTTAATGCGGAACGCAAGGGGAACGTTTGCAAGTGAGTAGGGGGGTAGTTTTAGTGTACGAGGATCAACGACCGCGGGGGTGTGCAGTCGGATGTTTGGAATGCAATGTGGCGTGCGCGGTGCTTACTGCCTCGCGCGACGCTCTTTGGGTGCAGGTTGAGACTTTGTCGCGCGAGCAAGCGACGCGACCACGTCTTCAACAGGAATTTGCGCTTGAAGCTGCGCGAGAGCGGCTGGCAATAGCTGAGCGAGAAATCGAGCGCGTTCGTCCCGCGTATCCTCAGGACGTTCCAGCGCCAGTAGCGCCGCGAACATCTGGGTCAGCGCATCTTCACTAGGCAGCGCCACATGCATCATCAGGTGCCGGACCGGGGGCGGGGCCGGCACCGTTGAATATTCATCCGTAGCGTCCGGCGACACATCCTCACCGCGCAGGTATCGCAGCGAGACGCCCAGCACTTCGGCGATTTCGGTCATGAACCGGGAGCGCTTGATCTTGCCACCCAGGATCTGGTGGATCGTACCAGGCGTGACGCCAATCGCGCGGGCGAGCGACGACTGGTCGTGCTTCGCCCTTTCCATCGCCTGCCGCACGCGCTCGGGGTTGAAGGCCGTCATGCGGTCGAGCGATAGAGCAAGAGATTGTAGTTCGCTATCAGAGACACCTCTAGCGGACATTAATAGTTACCTCTCATAGAATCCTCTTGCGTTACGTGAGAGCGTTCTATAGCGTTGAGCCATGGATGAGAGAGACCTCTTGACCGCGCTCGCCGCGTTCGATCGCGCCCTGCACATCGCTGGGTCGCAAAGCGCCCTCGCCCGCATCTGTGGCTGCACCCCCGGAGCGATTTATCAGCCTCGCAAGCAGGGCAAACCGCTGTCCGCGCGGTTCGTTCTGAAGGTGGAGGCGGCAACGGGCGTTTCGCGCCATGATCTCCGTCCAGATTTCTATCCCATGCCGGGGGAGGCTGCTCTTCATGACGCCTCTGTATCGGAGAAAACTATAAGCGTCGCCTGCAATCCGGCTCCGGTTTTGCCGAAGGCACCCGCCAATGACTGAGATTGCCGCGCATAACGTCCGCACGCTCGGGCACCTGATTGCAGCGCTCTCAGACCTGCAGAGCAAGGGCGCCGAGCTGCAGCGCGAGCCGATCGGCATCGCGAACATAGATCATGCTTCCGGCTGGAAGATCGTGCTCGAAAAGGACGATCGCGACCTGCTGCAGGTTCGCTTCGCGAGGTCCAATCGTGGCTGATCTCGCACCGAATAACCCCGCGGGTCGCACCCGGGGCCTGACCACCACCGTCGCCCCCTCCCCCTGCGGCGGTGGTGGTCTACCTGATCTGGCATTCATGCTCGAAGAGCGGCGAAAGCTGTTCGATGGCCTGAAGCGACTACGCAATCGGCGCGTGGGCAAGCACCACATGTTGATCCGCATTGGGCAGATCGAAGCCATCATCCGTCCCGTCGCCGCAGAAAATGGCCTGTGCGGCACCTGCCTCGAAGATCTCGCCGGCCAGGCCGGACCTGAGTGCCAAGAATGCCTGGAGGTGCCGTTCTGATGACGAAGAAACGCACCCCCGGCACCTGGGCATATGCAGCGTTCACCATCGGCGAGCGGCTCGGCGCGAAGCGCGCCGCCGCGATCGCCAAGGTGGGCGAGCGGACCTTCTACAACTGGGCGGATCCGGATCTGGAAGCCGCTCCGACCATCGCCCAGGCGCTCGCGCTCGACCTAGCCTCTGCCGAGGCCGGAGGCGGAGAGCTGCCGTTCCTGGCGGCTTATCAGGCCGCCACGGAGGGCCGCGCGATCGTCATCGATCCGTGCCGCCTCGCGCTGGTCGACGATCTGTCGCGGAACGCCAAGGAGTTCGGTGAAGCCGTCGAGCATACGCTCGTCGCCGCTAGGCCGTCTGCCACGCGCGCCGACCTGATGCGCGCGATGGAAGAGACCGCCGATCTGGAGCGGTCGACCAAAGCCATTCGGCGCCGGCTTGGCGCAATCTTTCGCCGTGGCGCGGGGCCGCGGCATATCGCGGGGGGCTCCCTATGACGATCAGAAGGCGCAGTGTTTTCGTGTGTCCCGAGTGTGGATCGGGGGTGACCTGCCGAACGAGCGAGCAGCTGACCCCAACGGTTCGCGAGGTGCGCTTGCTCTGCAACAACGACGAATGCGGCAGCGCCTTCGTCGCCCAGGTTGTTGCCGTCCGCTTTGTACTGCGCGGCCTGAAGCCGAACCCGAACCTGCACCTGCCGGTCGGCAAATGGCGCGAAGCGGCCAACGACGATGCACCGCCACCGCCGCCGCCGGCCAATGATGGCACCATCGACATGTTCGCCGTCACCTCCTGACGTCCGCCGGCACCGCGCCGGCTGAACCGACCGCCCGAACATCCCGCCCGGAGCACCCCGCTTCCGGGAACGCCCCCCGCTTGCCTGCGAAAGACCACACCACCCGATGCGCGACGATTTGCTCAAGGAAGTCCTGGCCCGCCTGAAGCGTGATTACGGCTTCAAGGAAAAGGGCACATGGTTGCAGGAAGGCCGCTGCGCGCACTGCGACAAGAAGGAAGCCTTCGTCCGCGCCGACAACCCGTGGGTGGTGAAGTGCGGGCGGCAGAACAAATGCGGGCGCGATAGCGCGGTCAAGGAGCTGTATCCGGATCTGTTCGACAATTGGTCGAACCGCCACAAGGCCACCCCCGAGGATCCGAATGCGGCGGCAGACGCCTATCTGCTCCACGCCCGCGGCTTCGATCTTTCCGGCCTGCGCGGCAGCTATCGGCAGGAATGGTACAACGATCAGAAGCTGGGGCTCACAACCGCAACGGTCCGCTTCCCGCTTCCCGGCGACAGCTATTGGGAACGGCTGATCGACCAGCCCAGCCGCTTCGGCAAGAAGAAGGCGCGGTTCAACTTCGGCAGCACCTGGCGCGGCCATTGCTGGCTGTACCCGAAACGCACCATGGCCGACTATGCGCGAGCCGGCGAAATCTGGATCACGGAAGGCATCTTCGACGCCATCGCCCTGACCCAGAAGGGCAAGGTGCACGCCGTCTCCGCGATGTCGTGCAACGTCTATCCGGAGCACTTCCTCGCCGAGCTGCGCAAGACGTGCGGCGACCTGAACATTGCCACGCCCAAGCTGATCTGGGCGTTCGATGTCGGCGCGGCGGGCGTGCGCTTCACCCGGAAATTCGCCGAGCAGGCGCGCGCCGAGGGCTGGACCTGCGGCGCCGCCCAGGTGCGCCCAGATGGCGAAGGCGAGAAGCTCGACTGGAACGACCTGGCGCAGCGCGACAAGCTGCAGCCGTCCGATCTCGACGAATACCGCTGGAACGGCGAGATCACGATCGCCAGCTCGGCCACGGCGAAGGCCCTGCTGATCTACGAGCGAAAGCGGCTCGAGTCCTTCCCCATCACCTTCGGCGGCAAGCAGCTCTGGGCCAACTTCTCGCTGGAGCGCATTCAGGGCGAGCTGCAGTCGCTGCTCGAAAGCCAGGATCCCGAGTTCGAAGACTTCAAGGAGCTGCAGTTCGACGAGCAGTGGAACAAGGCCGCCGAGCGCGCCGTCGCGATCGAGGAGGTGGCGAACTGCACCTTCCGCACCCTCTATTACCAGCGCGACCCGATCGTGGAGGAAGGCTCCTACCTCCTACGCATCGACTTCCCGTCCGATCGCGCGAGCGTGAAGGCCACCTTCTCCGGCTCGGCATGCTCCGGTGCGGGCGACTTCAAGAAGCGGCTCGCCAGCATCGCCCCCGGCGCGCAGTGGACCGGCAACCAGTACCAGCTCGACAAGCTGATGCAGGTGCAATGGGCCAACATCCGCATGGTCGAGGCCCTGCAGTTCGTCGGCTATTCGAAGGAGCATGAGGCGTACGTGTTCGGCGACATCGCCGTGCACAAGGGCCGTACCTATGAGGTGAACGAGGAGGACTATTTCCGCCTCGGCAAACAGTCGGTGAAGCTGCGCTCCAACGAGCGGATGCTGCGGATCGAGTACGATCCCGATCGCCTTGATCTCACCTGGGTGAAGCCGCTGTCGGTGGCCTATGGCGCCAAGGGCCTGGTGGTGCTCGCCTATTGGGTGCTCGCCCTGTTCGCCGAGCAGGTGCGCCACCATCAGGAGAGCCTGGGCTTCCTCGAGGTGACCGGCGAGCCGGGCAGCGGCAAGACGACGCTGCTGGAGTTCGTGTGGAAGCTGGTCGGCCGCCCCGGATACGAAGGCTTCGACCCCACCAAGGGCACGATCGCCGGCATCGCCCGCACGCTCGGCCAGGTCGCGAACCTGCCGGTGGTGATGATCGAGGGCGACCGCACCCAGGAGACGGCGCACGCCCGCCGCTTCGAATGGGACGAGCTCAAGACCGCCTATAACGGTCGCGCCGTCCGCACCCGCGCCGTCGCCAATGCCGGCATGGAAACCTACGAGCCGCCCTTCCGCGCCGCGCTGGTGATCGCGCAGAACGCCCGCGTACAGGGATCGGAGGCGCTCACCGAGCGCATCATGGGCCTGCACTTCGACAAGGGGCGCTTCTCCCCCGAGGGCAAGGCCGCCGCCGGCAAGCTCAAGGCCGCCGACATCAAGGCGATTTCGGGTTTCCCGATCCATGTCACCCGGCGCGAGGAGCAGATCCTCGCTGCCTATTTCGAAGCCTATGCCCGGCACGAACCGGCGATGCGCGAGCACCCTGGCTGCGGCAATTATCGCTTCGCGCACAACCACGCCCAGCTAGCCGCGATGCTGGACGCGATGCGGGTGGTGATCACCAACATAAGCGACCGCGATGTCGCCGACGCCCACGCGCTGATCCTCGCCATGCTGGTCGAGCGCCACCAGCTCACCGACGCGGATCACCCCTTCGTCGTGCAATTCTGGGAGCGGTACGACCATTTCGTCGCCCAGGACGCCGCCACGCTCAACCCGGCGCACCCGATCAATCACAGCCGCAAGGCCGATCAGATCGCGATCAGCCTGGTGCAGTACGAATCGCGCTGCACCACCAGCGGCCTGCGCCCGCTGTGCACGATGATCGAGCTGCAGAAGCTGCTCAAGACCTCGAAGAGCCGCCGCTTCGTCGCGGTGAAGCCGATCAATTCCGTCACCGGCAAGACCGTCTCCTGCTGGGTCTTCCGCAATCCCGACTTCCACGAGAGCAAAGGAGCATAATCGATGCTGCTGCCCAACACGCACGTCCCCGGCACGCGCACCCCGCCCACGCGCATGACGGCCGCCCGCTATCTCAAGCTGCGCCGCAAGGCCGCCGGGCTAACCCGCTACGATCTTGCCCGCCGGCTGAGCATGACGCCAGGCGCACTGATCAATCTGCGCCGCGCCTGGGTGGTGCTGGGTCAGCTCGAGCTGCCCAACGCCACGGCCAAGCATCCGGCGCTGATCGACGCTATCGCCGAGTTCATCCCCTTGGACGTTGCGATCTACCACCAGCTCGCCAACGATCCGGTGGACCGTCACCCCACCGTCTGCCTGGCGTGCGGCTGCTCGGCCGAAGACCCGTGCACCGGTGCCTCCGGCATCTGCACGCTGGAGCGCGGCACCTGCACCCGCTGCCAGAGCGGAGCGGCCCAATGAACCGCGTCCAGCGCATCTTCGGCTGCAACTGCCGGACCTGCCAGCCGGACTATCCCCCGCTCGGCCGCCTGATCTTCAACGCCTGGGGCGGCCTCGGCGTGGCCCTGATCATCATCCAGATTCTGAGGAGCTACGGATGGTAAGCATGACCATGCGCCAGGAGCGCGCGGGCGACGGCTCGCTGCGCCATGTGCCCACCCCGTTCATCCCCAACACCGGCAAGGGCAAGGGCAAGAAGGCCCCCAGGCCCGCCGATCCGATCAAGGCCAACCCCGAAGCGTCCGCGCAACAGCTCGCCCAGCTGATCGAGCGCATCGAGCGGTTGGAGGAAGAAAAGGCGGGCATCGCGGGTGACATCAACGACGTCTACGCCGAGGCGAAGGGCACCGGCTTCGACGTCAAGGCGATGCGCGCGATCGTCAAGCTCCGGAAGCTGGAGAAGCACGACCGGATCGAGGCGGAGGAGATCCTCGAAACCTACAAGTCCGCGCTGGGGCTCGCATGATGCGCCGCTCCGAGCTTGTCCGCGCCATCACGCGCGAGATCCCGATCCTAGCCCTTGTCGTCGTCGTGCTGCTGCTCGCCCTGGCGCAGCAGCGGCCCGAGCGCGCCTGCGGCGAAGCCCAAGTGGAGGCCCGTCCATGATCCGCATCGATCCGCGCCGCGCAGGCGCGCACGCCCGCACCGCCGGCAAGGCCATCATGACGATCGGCGTGATGTTCACGCTGTTCATGATCGCGATCGGCACCGTCCTGGGGGAGCGCCGCCGATGAAACACTTCGCACGATGGCAACCCGCCGAGCTGGCGATCATGCGCACCACCTATCCCGTGGGCGGATACAAGGCCGTCGCCGCCCTGCTGCCGCACCGCTCGCTCGACACGATCCGCATGCGCGCGATGAAGATGGGCCTGCGCAGCCAGCGGCGGAGTCGGGCAGCATGAGGCGCCGCGCGCAACAGGCGCCGCTCTGCCACGTCACCGGCTGCAGCAATCCGCGCCTCCGCCTTGGCGTGCTGTGCACGCGCTGCGCCGCTCGCCTGCCGGCCGAAATCCGGCTCGCGATCGGCGAGGCGCACCATCAGCGCCGCTGGCACGATCACGCTGCCGCCTGCCGTCAGGCCGGCACCTTCCTCAACTTGCCGGCGCCGAAGGTGGCGCCGGCTCCCACCAACCCCAGCGTCTCGCCGCAGCGTGCCTACGAGCTGCAGGCCCGGATGCTCGGCGAAAGGAACGATGCATGATCAGGCCGCAGCCCGATCTGTTTCCCAACCCTCGAATCTTGGTGGCATGCGAGTTTAGCGGCACTGTCCGCGACGCATTCCTCCGTCGCGGCTTCGATGCATGGTCCTGCGATATCCTTCCTGACGAGCGCGGCAGCAACCGGCATATCCGCGACGATGTGCGCCAGGTGCTCGGTTGGGGCTGGGATCTGCTGATCGTCGCGCATCCGCCATGCACGCGCCTCTGCAACAGTGGCGTCCGCTGGCTGCACACGCCGCCGCCGGGCCGAGCGCTCGCCGACATGTGGCGGGAACTCGATGAAGGCGCCGCCCTTTTCTCCGACCTGTGGAATGCACCCATCGCGCGCATCGCCGTCGAAAACCCGGTGATGCACAGACACGCGAAAGAGCGCATCCGTGGCTACGTCGAGCCGTCGCAGAGCGTGCAGCCGTGGCAGTTCGGGCACGGCGAGACGAAGCGCACCTGCCTATGGCTCAAGAACCTGCCGCCGCTAGTGCCCACGAAGATCGTCGAGGGGCGCACGGCGCGAGTGCATCGACATAGCGGCTGGGGGAAGCACGGCGCCATTCGCGCACATGAGCGCTCGCGGTTTTTTCGCGGGATCGCCGACGCAATGGCGGATCAGTGGGGCGACCTGCTGCTGGAGGTAGGGCGCGCGCTCGGCACACGCCCCGCGCGGAGGGCAGCATAATGCCGATCAGCCCTGAAAACCGCGCCCGCTATCCCCTGGACTGGCCCGCGATCAGCCTGCGCATCCGCAAGGAACGTGCCGGCGATCGGTGCGAGTGCCAGGGCGAATGCGGCCACCCGCACCTTGGCCGCTGCCCGGAGATGAACGGCGCGCCGCACAGCGTCACCGGCTCGACGGTGGTGCTCACCGTCGCGCACCTCGATCACCGCCCCGAAAACTGCGCGGAAGAGAACCTGCGCGCCATGTGCCAGCGGTGCCACCTCGGCTACGACCGCGATCACCACGCGCACAACGTCCGCCTCACCACCTCCCGCCGGCGGCTGGACGCCGCCGGCAACATGGAGCTGTTCGGCGGCGATCTGGGCACCCCGACTCCGCCGATGCCCCCCGCCGTGCCCGCGCCGCCGGCACCGGCCTCGGCCGAGTGGCCGTTCGGCGACCTGCGCCCAGGCGGTTACGGCGTGATCTATGCGGATCCGCCATGGCGCTTTGCAAACTTCTCCGTGAAGGGCGAGGCCAAGAACCCGGTGGCGCACTATCCGTGCATGTCCATCGCGGATCTGGCGCGCCTGCCCGTCGCGCGGCTCGCCGCGCCGGACTGCGCCCTGATCATGTGGGCGACGGCGCCGCTGCTCGACCGCGCGATCGAGCTGCTGCGCGCGTGGGGCTTCACCTTCAAGAGCGCCGGTGCCTGGGCGAAGCGCACTTCGACCGATCGCGCCTGGGCATTCGGCACCGGCTATGTCTTCCGCTCGGCCGCCGAGTTCTACCTGGTCGGCACGATCGGCAAGCCGCGCGTCCAGTCGCGCAGCATCCGCAACCTGCTGGTGGCGCCGGTGCGCGAGCACAGCCGCAAGCCCGACAGCATGATCGCCGATGTCGAGGCGCTCTATTCCGGGCCCTATGTCGAGCTGTTCGCCCGCCAGCGCCGGCCGGGCTGGGATTGCTGGGGCAATGACGTGGATCGCTTCGGGGAAGACAGGCAATGACAATCGACGACGGCAAGACCGCAGCGGTTGCGCTTGTCCAAGGGTGGGCCACAAACGCGCATAACATTCATAAGCGCCCACCGTACCGGGCGCATAACTTCGGCGACGACCTATACTGGGTGGTCGGCACGACCACGGTGTCTGTGCTTCATGGGTGGTCTGGGTATCACACTGCCGCCCAGGCGATTGCCGACGCACTCAATGCAGCCGCCGAGGAAGTGGCCTCGGCACCGGAGGGCAAAGTTGGCTAGCGCGCTGCTCACCGAAACCGAGGCTGCAGATCGGCTCAAGCTCTGCACCAAGACCTTGCGGAAGGAGCGCAAGGCCGGGCGGCTTCCCTATATCTTGATAGGGCGGGCTGTCCGTTACACCCTAGACGATCTCGAATCATTCATCGCCAAGGCGCGGCAGGATACTACCCAATGTCAGTCTACAAACCGGGTAAGTCGCCCTACTACCACTACGACTTCGTCTGGAACGGTCGTCGCTTTCACGGCTCGACAGGGCTCAAGGCCAAGAGGGAAGCGCTAGCCTTCGAGGCTCGCGTCCGCAGTGATGCCATCCTGCAGATCCGCGAACGCGAGCCGATCACCGTCGACCTGGCGTGCGGCCTATATCAGGATCACGCCGAGAAGCAGACCAGTTGGCAGACGACGCGGTACATCCTGCAATCGGCGATCGACGGCCTGGGCGCTGGCAAGCTGCTCAAGGAAATCACCCAGCTCGACCTGCAACGCCACTTCGCCGCGCGACGCGCGACGAGATCGAACGCGACCATCAACCGCGAGATCGAGACGCTCCGCGCCGTATGGCGCCGCGCAGACGATGCCGGCTTCGACGTCGGGGACATGCCGCGCTGGACCAGTCTGTTTCTCCGCGTCGCCGAGCGTCCGCCGCGCGAGCTGTCGCTGGACGAGGAGCCCCGGCTATTCGAAGCGATGCGCGCAGATCTGGTCGACGTCTGCGACTTCGCCCTCAAGTCCGGCTGGCGCCAGGCCGAAGTGATCGGCCTGCGCTGGTCGGACATCGACATGCACAACCGCACGGCGCAGACCCGGATCAAGGGCGGCGACATCGTGCGCCGGCCGCTCACCGCCACTCTGATCGCCATCATCGCGAACCAGCCCAAGGTTGGCCCCTTCGTCTTCACCTTCGTTGCCCAGGCGAACAAGTCGGAGGTGGTGGACAAGAAGGGCCGCAGGCACCCGGCCCGCAAGAAGGGCGAGCGCTACCCGATGACCAAGACCGCCCTGCGCGGCGCATTCGCCGCGGCCAAGATCGACGCGAAGATAGAAGGTTTCCGGTTCCACGATCTGCGCCACACCCGCGGCACGCGCATCGTGCGCGCCACCGGCTCGCTGGCCGCCGCCAAGGAGGCGCTCAAGCACCGCAACATCAAGACAACGCTGCGCTACGCGCATGTGCTGGACGAGGACGTCCGAAACGCTCTCGATGCATCGGAGTCCCGGACTATTCCCGAACCTAAGCGGGAAGCGAAGCAAAAAGGCTAACGATCACAAGCCGGTAGCGGTGCCAGTGTCTCGCCGTGTAAACGAGATGCTCTACCAACTGAGCTAACCGCCCGCTCGACCGCCCTCGGGCGACTGCGTCCGATGCCGATGCCAAAGCCGCGCGCGAAGGGCAAGCCTCAAACGAGATTCAGCCCCGCACGTTTCACCGCGCCGATATAGCGCATCATGCCGTAGCGGGCCGTCTCGCTCAGCACGATATAGGCGCGGCGGCGGTCGGTCGGATCGGCCTTGCGGTCGAACAGGCCCGCGCTGCTCAGCGTGCCGATCCAGCGCAGCGCCGTGGTGGGCGGCACCGCAGCGGCGATGCAAAGGCTGGAAACCGAGATCTGGCGACGCTCCAGATGCGCGGCAAACAGATCGAGCAGCATGTCCCAGGCAGGATCCGCGAACAGGTCCCCCTCGAAGAACTCGGCGCGCATCCGCCGCGCACGGATCACACGGCGAATGTCGTGCGCAGTCGCTTCCTCCACTTCCGGCTCGGCCTGGAAGGTGAATGCCGAACTGCGAACCGCCGCCTTGCCGTCCGAAATCTCGCTGCGCGTGAGCCGTGCGAGCGAATCGGCGATCCGCGCCACCTCCTCCTGGAAGCGCCGCATCCGCAGCACTTCCTCGTCGCGCATGCCATCGTGGAGACGCGCGACCGACCCGCGCCCCGCCAGCATCGCCGCACCCAGCCGGTCGGCCTCGCTGGGGGCGCATTGCAGCATCGCAGTTTCCGGCAGCAGCCCGGTGGCCAGGTCGATCTGTTCGGGCAACACCGTGGCGATCAGCGCGACGTCGCGGTCCTCGACCCGTGCCCCCAGCCATGCCAGCAGCGGCTCCAGCATGTCGGGCGGCATGGCGTCGGTCTCGAGGATCACCAGGCGAATGCCGTCCAGCAAGGCCGGGTCGTCCAGGGCCGCAGCAGCCCCCAGGGCTTCCCGAACCCGGAACCCGGCCGTGGCCGCCGTCTGCTCCGCCAGCAACCGTGCCGGGCCCGGCTCGGCGACCACCAGGGCGACGTCGCGGTGAAACTCGTAAAGAATGGGCGCAGCATCGCCCAGATCTGGCACCTCGTACATGCTTTACCCCCTCGGTTCGGCATCTGTTCCCCTTCAGATGCCGCATTCCTCCGAAATGGCGGAGTCAGAATGCCTCCATTCCGGAGTAAAGAAGATCAGTCTAGCATAGACTCTACCGATGTGGAGCAAAGTATCTTCGCCTCATCGGCGACGAAGATCTTCGATCCGTCCGTCCTTCAGGCCCAGCATCTCGCGCGCCGCACTGGCCAGAGTCGCCGTGGTCAGTACAAACCCCAGCGCGACCAGTGCAAGTACCGACACAATGAAGAGAAGTTGCACGACGGCCGACATATTCTTCGCCGACACCACAATCATCAGCATCGCCTGCATCATCGAAGCCCCGTTTATACCGCTCTGCACCAGCAGACTCAGCACGGGCAGGAAGAACAGCAGGAGCAATAAAGATGCCAGCGCGAGCAGCAACAGCGCCAGTACTGCGAACGCACCGAAAATCGACCAAAAATGGCCGCGCGATTGGGTCCAGGCTTCGTCGACGGTGATGGCCTCGTAGAGATAGGTCAGCGGTACTGCGATCGCGAGTCGCACCTGCACGAACAGCAGCGCACCAAGCTCGGCGAGCAGCAGAAACATCGCGAGCGCATGCCGCGCCGTTTCGGCCGGGACCAGCCAGCCGAGCAGACCCAGCAGTACGCCGTTGGCAAGCGCCAGCAGGAAGGTGGCGACGGCGGGCGCGG